ATTCGCCAAAGTCCGCGACGCTGACCCGCAAGTCCTCAACACCCTCCGCCAGTTCTACCCAGAGGTCGGCAACGACGAATCAGCCCTCGCCGCCTACTTCATTGACCCAGTCCGAGCCAACACCGTCCTCCAACGCCAAGTTGAGGCAGCCCGAATCGGTGCCCGCGGCAGAGAACAAGCAGGGCTAGTGTTCGGTGCCGCCACCGCTGAGGACCTGGTTCGTCGCGGCTACAGCGCAGAACAGGCACAGGCAGCGTTCCAGCGTGCAGGACAACTGGCTGGCCTCTATCAGGAGATGGGCGGAGAAGCAGCCCTCACCGAAGAACAGAAAGTCGGTGCCGCCCTCGGCTTCGATGTGCAGGCTCAGCAGGCGTTGGAGCAGCGTCAACGTACACGTGTCGCCGAGTTCATGGGTGGCGGCGGATTCGCCCGCACCTCAGGCGCAACATCAGGTGTCGTCGAAACAGGTGTCGGTACCGCCCAGTAGGGTACTTGACACTGAAGTAGTCATGCTGCTACTTTTGTAGTCGTCACATAAGACAACAGCCACCAGGAACCTCCAACCTGGTGTGGGTAAAGGAGTGAGCCAATGTCAAACGTCCACGATTTCGAAGACGATTCTGTTGACGAGGCACCGAAAGACCCCGTGCGTGCACGGATGCGTCTACTGGAAAAGGAAGCCGCTGAACTGAAGAAACAGTTAGCGGAAGCCGAATCAGTCAAACGCGAAATGGCTTTCTTGAAGGCAGGAGTCCCAATGGATAATCCTGTCTCGAAGTATTTCGTGAAGGGCTACGACGGCGAAGTCACCCCAGAAGCCATCCGCCAAGCAGCGGAGGAAGCGAATCTCATCGCGAAGGCTGCGGAGAACGCGCAAGCGAAATCCGAGGCCGATGCCTGGAACCGTATTACTAAGGCCCAGCGTGCAGGTGAGACCAGCGAACCTGTTGTCGATTGGTCAACCAAAATCAACCAGGCTCGTAACCAGGATGAAGTGATGCAGATACTGGCTCAAGCAAGGCAAGAAGTAGAAAACATCTAGCCCGCAGGCCCCCGTGCCTGTCGGGGGAAAGCAATAACAGGTAATGTCCAAGACACAACAGAGCAGCCTGCTCACAGACCAGGTTGCATTTGACAGGATTGCGTACTTCGCACTCCGCTCCGAACTTCTGTTCGACGCGGTTGCAGACGTGATGCCAGTCGCCCAAGCAATGCCAGGTTCAAGCGTGAAGTTCACCATCTTCAACGACTTGAGCGAAAAGACCAGCACCCTCACCGAGGACACCGACGTCACCCCAGTGGTGATGGGCGACTCCCAGGTTGAAGTGACGCTGGAAGAGTACGGCAACGCTGTCAACACCACCGCCAAGTTGCGTGGAACTTCGTTCCTTGACGTGGATGCGGCAGCCGCCAACCTGGTCGGTTACAACGCTGGTATCAGCATCGACGGCGTCATCCGTGAGGTCCTCTCGGCTGGCACGAACGTCGTCTACGGTGGCGGCGGAACCACCACCCCGACGGCCCGCACTGGTATCGCGGCAGCAGACATCATCGAGGCGAACGACGTCCGCAAGGTTGTCGCCGCTCTCCGCAAGGCCAACGCCGTTTCGTTCAACGGCATGTACATGGGTTACATTCACCCCGACGTGTCATACGACCTCCGCAAGGAGACTGGTGTGGCTTCGTGGCGTGACCCGCACGTGTACAGCGACCCTGCTGGCATCTACAACGGCGAAGTCGGAGCCTTCGAAGGTGTGCGTTTCATTGAGACGCCGCGTGCGAAGATTTTCGAGAACGCCTCGAACGGCTCTGGCTCGACTGGCACGGTGGATGCGTACTGCACCCACATCTGCGGTCGTCAGGCCCTCGCCAAGGCACACTCGATTGTGGATGGCAACGGCGCGTTCCCGCGTGTCGTCCGCGGTCCAGTGGTCGACGTGCTCCAGCGTTTCCAGCCTGTCGGCTGGTACTGGCTCGGCGGCTACGCACGATTCCGTGAGGCTTCGCTGCGTCGCATCGAGTCGGCTTCGTCGCTCGGCGCGTAACTGAACTAAGTAATTAGTTCAACAGAATCGGTGGGGGGCGGGGTTTCCTCCCCTGCCCCGCTCCCCCACTTCTGTTTTCTGCTATCATCTCAGGCGAGGTAACTGATGTCGATTTCTAACTACGCAGAAAACAAACTGCTCGATACCCTTCGCGCTCAATCGTTTTCGGTGAGCAACGTCTACGTGAAGTTGCACACTGGTGACCCTGGCGAGGCTGGGACGAGCAACGCAGCCACAGAGACAACCCGTGAAGAAGTCACGTTCTCTGCCGCATCAAGCGGTTCGATGGCGTCATCTGCGACAGTTGAATGGACGAACGTTTCCACCACGGAAACCTATTCGCATTTCTCGCTGTGGGACAACTCGACTGCGGGCAACTGTCTGTGGACTGGTGCCCTGTCTTCGTCTGCTTCGGTCACCGCTGGCGACACTTTCCAAATCACTTCGCTGACGCTGACCCTCGATTGAGGTGAGGTAGCCGCATGGCTACTGGCGTCACCGACTTCACGTTCGGGTTCACCGACACTCCTGGCTTTCGGGAGTTTGAAGAAGTACCGAATTACACGTACCGCAAGGTCGTCTATTTTGCTTCGCCTTTCTCTGCGACGCAGGGCTTCTATCGCGGCCTAGTCGTCGTTGACCGTACTGCTTCAGCAGCAGGTACAGGGTCGTCAACTGCGCAACGTCTAGTTCTATCGTTGCGTACTGCCACAGGTTCAGGGTCAGGTGCATCATCGACCACTACTGTGCTGGTTGCTAAGCGCACGGCACTTGCCGCTGGCACAGGTACGCAGACCGCTGAGGGTGAGCGTGTCGTCCCACGCTCCGCCACTGCCAGTGGTCAAGGGACCACGGGTAGTGGTGCTGTCGGGTTGCATATCGCACCACGTACAGCCTCAGCCGCAGGCACAGGGGCTTCTAGCGCGTCTGGCGTGGTCACCCGCGCCTTCACCGCATCTGGCTCAGGTACTGGCACCCAGACCGCTACAGGGCTTCGTATCGTGCCACGCACCGCCACAGCCGCAGGCACAGGCACCCAGACGGCTGCAGGTGCGGTTACCCGTGCACGCATGGGCACCGCCTCGGGGACAGGAGCATCGAGCGTCAGCCAACTACATATCGCACCCCGCACCGCTACAGGCACGGGAACGGGTGCGGCGATTGTGCTACGTCTCATTACCCGTTTCCGTACCGCTACAGCATCGGGTACTGGTGGCAGGGAGATTGTGTCGGCTCGTGTCGCTCAGCGCACCGCCTCGGCTTCGGGCACCAGCAACGAGTCCACTACCACAGTCAAACTGTTGCTGTTTCGCCCACCTGCAACCACTGAGATTGCGGCAGCGGACCGTGACGACATGTCGATTGCGGGTCGCCTGTTCCGCTATGCCCTTCCCACCTACGCAGGCAGCAACGTCTACAAACTGACCGACGGTTCTTACACGACTGTCGAGCAGCGGGACTATGACCTGATTGCCAAGATTTATTACGGCGGCTCCCAAAACTTTGTGACCGCCGAAGAGAAGGCTGACCTGGTTGCAGCAGGCTATGGTGATTACGTCTCATGAGCATCTTTAGACCACCAACCGATGACTTCATGGTTCTGGGTATTCCGCCCAAGGAGTTTGATTCCCAAGAGGCGCGGATGGCATATTCGCTGTTCAAACATTTCGATGCCGAACCTCGCGGTAGGAATGTGTTCCTACTTACCAACGGCACCTACACGGAGAACGAACCGAACGACATCACCACCATCTCCAAGGTGTATTGGGGTGGGACGGATAATCAAGTGTCGGCTGATGAAGTTGCTAGTCTTACCGCGGCAGGTTACGGCGCATACATTTCGTAGGGGACCATGAAACACGCAGAGACTCATCCGACACTCGACGTTGAAGGCTGTTTCGCTTGCCGTATTTCGCATGTGCGCATGTCTGGGTCTGCGATGCCAACACGCCACAACGTCCAGCAGTTGAACGCGAAAGAGAAACAGTTGGACAAAGACCTTGATGCCTACAAGCGAATCAGGCGCACTGGCGGGCAACCGATGAAGATTGACGGGTCAGCCAAACTAGAGAAGATTGCTGATTGAACTACCAGTCCTGGCTCGGTTATCCGCATCCCAGGTACGGCTATGGGGCGATGTTCAAAGGGTTCATGGACCATGTGCCCAAAGATGTGACGTTGCACGAACATGCGAGCGTCATGGTGAACATGATGCAGCCATACCAAATTGACACGTTCTACAAGAACCAGTGGCGAGCCTGTTTTACGATGTGGGAATCCACCCAACTCAACCAACGGTTCATTGACTGGATGAACGTCTACGACCAAATCATCGTCCCTTGCGACCATAACGTCGAGTTGTTTTCTCGACATCACAAGAATGTGCATAAGGTTCCGTTGGGGGTGGACACAAAGATTTGGAAACCCAAACAACGACCAGCCAACCCCAGGTTCAGGTTCCATGCTGGCGGGTCACAGTGGTTGCGTAAAGGGTTGGACATCGTGTTGGAGGCGTTCAAACTTGCTGACCTTGACGCCGAACTCCACCTCAAACCCAACCCTGAAGCACACGGCATACCTGACCTCAAGTTGCCTGACAACGTGTTTATGCACCGAGCCTGGTTCACCGACCAAGAAACCATCGACTACTTCCATCAAGCCGACTGCTACATCGCCATCACCAGAGGCGAAGGTTTCGGGTTGATGCCATTGCAGGCAATGGCGTGCGGTATTCCAACGATTCTCAATGACTCCTCGGGACAGAAAGGTTTTGCTCATCTCGCCCCGTTCGTTCTGGGCCACAAGCCAGCGCCGTCAATCTATGGTGGCGACTGGGACGAAACCGACCCACAAGAGTTGGCGGAGGCAATGCGCGAAATGTACGCCAACCACAACACCTATCTGGCGTGGGCGAAAGCCAAACTGCCCGAGGTTCGCAAATGGTCCTGGACATCGGCTGCCCGCCAACTCGCAGACACCCTCCCCGCAGGTACCCTGCTCACCGACTTTGCAACCGAGACCGCTACCCTCTGGCATCACGTCACCTTGAAACGCAGCCTCCAATGCGACATCGCCGACAAGACCTACAAGTTTGTCAAGGGCGTCCCGCTGCGGGTACCTGAAGGGGTGCTTGACGTGCTGCTTGCATCAAGTTATGTTGATACATATACAGTGGAGGTACGATGAAAAAGAAAACCAAGTAAGTCATGCGTGAATACAAGGCTGGCACGTTGCACTCAGGCAAAGGCGGCCCTGTCGTCAAGTCAAAGAAACAGGCTGTTGCTATCGCATTGTCGGAGGCTCGTCGTGCAAAGAAAAAGTAAGAAAGCGTTCTGGGATAAAAAGAACCCGAACAAGAAATCCAAGACTCTCAGCCCGAAACAGAAGGCTGCCGCGAAGCGGCGTGCCGCTGACGCTGGACGCAAATGGCCAAATCTCGTGGACAATGCTTGGGCGTCACGCAATGTCTAAGACTCCAGCGTGGCAACGCAAAGAAGGCAAGAACCC